TCTTATACTAGAAGTATGGCTACATATGGTATAGAACAACAAGGTAGAAGAAGAAGAGACGAGTATATGGACGGTACAATTAGAACCGCTATTAACTCTCCGTCTCCTGGAGAATAGGATAAATTATGGCATCAAGTTATTCAAATGATATAAAACTAGAACTTATGGTTACCGGTGAAAAATCTGGTCTATGGGGTAATATTACAAACACGAATCTACAAATCTTGGAACAAGCAGCTAGTGGATATTTAAGTTTAGCTGTAGGTGGAGCTGATGTTAATCTAGTATTAACAGATGGTGCTACTTCAAATGGTAAAAATTTATATTTTAAATTAACTGGAACATTGACAGGGAATAGAGTTGTAACTATGCCTGACTCATCAGAAAGAGTATTTGTTGTAGAAGATGCAACAGATAGATCAGCATCACACTATACTTTAACTGTTAAAACTTTTTCAGGAACTGGAATTACTTTAGCAACTGGTGCAAAAGCTTTACTTTACTCTGATGGAACTAATGTAAATCAAGGGATGATAAACAAAGGTTATAAGTCAACAACTACTTCTTATACGGCTGTAGATGGGGATCAAATTATTTGTGACACATCAGGAGGTGTTTTAACCATTACACTACCAACAGGGCCGTCTATTGGATCAGAAGTAAGTTTTATTGATGGTGGACAAAGTTACAGTGTTAATGATTTAACCATTGCTCCTGGCGCTGAAAACATTGAAGGTTCTGCAGGATCAATAAATATTTCAACAGATAATCAAAACTTTACTTTAGTCTATGTAAACGCGACTGTAGGTTGGGCTTACAAGGATAAAATATAGGAGGTGAAACATGCCTCTTAGCAAATGGCAAATCAAACCAGGTTACGATAAACAAAACTCTGAAGTTGGAGCTGTCGCACGTTATGTTGGCGGTGACAACGTTAGATTTAGATATTCATTACCAGAAAAAGTAGGTGGTTGGAAAGCAGAAGGTGGAGAAAGTATTTCATCTGTATCAAGAAGACTACACCCATTTAGAGGTAATGACGGTAATAAATATTTAGCAATTGGAACGGATAAGTTTTTATTAATTTACTACGAAGATAATTTTTACGATATCACACCATATAGAAGTAGTGGTTTTCCAGCTACAATTGATGAATTTAAAAACAGTACTTTCACAACTGTTTCAGGTTCTAATGTTGTAACAATCACAACAACATCTATTAATAATATATCTGCAGGAGATATAATAGAGTTTGAAAACGTAACTTTACCTGCTGGTACAGGTTATGCAGATTCTGATTTCGAAGATAAATTATATGAAGTAAAAACAATTGTATCAGACACAGAACTTACAGTTACACCGGTTGCAAACGCTACAGGAAATGCAGGTCCAGGTGGTTCTTGTTCTATTATTCCATTAGAAACTATTGGTAATCAAATACAAAAATTTACTTTTGGTTGGGGTACAGGAGTCTGGGGCGGATCTAATAATTGGGGTGAAGATGCATCTACAAATGGTGTTAATACTCCTCCTGGTTTATGGTCACTATCAAACTTTGGTCAAGTATTAGTTGCAACTACTTTAAATGGTAAAACATTTACATGGAATCCCGCTGCTGGTAACCCACTCGGGCAGCGAGCGTCTATATTAACTACAGGTTTTGAAACAGATTTAAACCCAACAAATACTAGAATTACTATGGTGTCACCAACTACAAGACATCTAATTCATATGGGTACAGAAACAACTGTTGGTGTTCCATCGACACAAGATGATATGTTTGTAAGATTTTCATCACAAGAACAAATAAACACATACGATATTACTGCAGGTAACTCTGCCGGTTCACAAAGAATTCAAGATGGTACAAAAATAGTAGGTGCTATTAAATCAAAAGAAGCAATTCTTATTTGGACAGATAACGCTTTATATTTAATGAGACACATAGGTAGTCCATTCGTATTTGGTTTTGAACAAGTAGGTACTAACTGTGGCTTGATTGGACAGAATGCAGTTGTAGAAGTTGATGGGGTTGCTTATTGGTTAAGTGATAAAGGATTTTTTAAATATGATGGATCAGTTAAAACTATTGATTGTTCTGTAGAAGATTATGTCTATGATGATATTGACACAACTCAAAGTCAACAAATCTATGCAGGTGTAAATAATTTATATACAGAAGTTAGATGGGACTATCCATCTTCATCAGCTGATTATAATGATAGATATGTAATATTTAATTTTGCAGAAGGTGTTTGGTATACAGGGAATACACCGAGAACTTCTTGGGCCGATTCAAATGTATTTAGTAAACCGTTTGCAACAGATTTTGATAACACTACAAATGGAGACTTTCCAGAAGTTATAGGTGAGCCTGCAGCACCAAATGGGTATGGTAAAACTATTTTATACAATCATGAAGTCGGTGTGGATCAAGAAAACTTAAATGGTAGTATAACTAGAATTACATCTAACCTTGAATCATTTGATTTTGATATATCAAATCCACAAATAGGAGATGGTGAAGTATTTTTATCTATGAGAAGATTTATACCTGATTTTAAAACTTTAGATGGAACGGCTAAAGTTACATTAACGTTAAAAAGATATCCATCAGATACTGGAACAGCTTCTACTTATAGTTCTTTTGATGTTACATCTACAACAGAGAAAAAAGATACAAGAGCGAGAGGTAGGTTTTTAAGTATAAAAATTGAAAATACTGGAGCGGAAGATGGTGAAAATTGGAGATATGGTACACTTAGAATTGATATACAGCCGGACGGTAGAAGATAATGGCTATTACAATTAGAGTTCCTGATCCTACAGAAGACTATGATGTTAGTAATCAAAGACAAATTGTAAGAGCAATTAATAATTTTATTCAACAAATAAATGCTCAATACAAACCTGAAGGTGATACTTTTAGTGAGATAGAACAGTTATCTTATTTTTTAGGTTATGCTCCTTCTAAGCCTGCGGGACCTGCCACATCTACAGTAGGTGGCACGACAGGAGGAATTATTTGGAGTAAAATAGATTGGCAATCTGATTTTTTTAGTAGTGGTGGTGCTTTTAGTCCGGGAGGTTCATTTCAAGCAAGTAGAAATAGAGGTTATCTTATCAGTAATGTAGGTTACTCACTTGATCCACCTATTTTTAAATTACCTGTAGAACCACCAATAGGTACACAAGTGGGAGTAGTAAATGGAGGTTATAATTCTATAAGTATATCAGCAGGTTATGATTCTAATGGTTATCAAATAAAAATAGATGGGTACTTTACTGCTAATTTATCAGGATTTCCTCCAGGGCAATCTAGAACATATGTTTATTTTGGTGATGGCGGTTACGCAGCTGGACCCACGCCAGGATACGGTTATTATAAAACCTGGTATTCTACAGCGAAAGGATATAATTAGAAGTTATGGCAACAAGTTTTAAAAATATGATTTATGACCTTACTCCAACAACGAGTGAGCAAACAGTTTATGGAATTCCAACAGATTCACACTCAATTATCAACGCTTTTTATATAAATAATACAGGTGCTAGCACCATTAATGTAGAGGTCAGATTAGATCGAGGGCCAGGAAGATCTTATGTAGCGAGTCAAACAATACTGTTTTCTACGGTCCTAGATAATGGTCAATATTTAAATTTACTTACGGGTCCACTTGTGCTAGAAGGTGGAGATAAATTAGTATTTACGACAAATACAACCGGTAGAGTACAAGGTACAATCGCCGCCATGCAAGTAAACAGAGAAGATCAAGAAACTACACCCACGGGGTCAGTATAGACTTGATCAAAAACTGAAATAAGGATATATAAAATTATGGCAGAAAAAACTACATCATTCACAGGTCCAGTCGTAGTAGGACTTAATGACAAAAAAGGTGAAATTCGTTTAACAGATGGTAAGGATGTTAACGAAGCAAAATATTTATCAATTAAAGCACCTGATGTAATTACATCAGATACAACTTTAACATTTCCAAATGGTGCAGGTACTGCAGGTCAGATACTTTCTACTGATGGTAATGGTGGTTTAAGTTGGGTTAATGATTCAGCAGGTAATCCTGATGGATCAAATGGTCAAGTTCAAGTAAACGATAATGGTACTTTTGGAGCAATTTCAGAAGGAACATCAGGACAAGTTTTAACATCAAATGGTGTAGGTTCTGCACCTACATTCCAAACTGCTTCAGGTGCTGATCCTGTTACAAGTTCTTTAGATGTAAATAGTCCAAAAACTATTAAACTTAATGGTAATTATCCGACAGGAACTAATACCGTAGCTTTAGGTGAATTTGCATTATCTAATGCTATGTCTGGTAATCAAAAAAACACAGCAATTGGAGCTACTGCTTTATCAGCTTTAACTACAACTAGTAATAATACTGCTATAGGTTTTAACGCTGGTGAACAGGTGAATTCTAGTAATAATACATTTGTAGGAGCTAACGCAGGTGATGCGATTACTTTTGGATCAGATAACACAGCTGTTGGTTTTGAAGCTTTAACACAATATAATGCTACACAGGCGACTGCTTTAGGAGCTCGTGCTTTAAAAGAAGCTGGTGGTACAAATAACATTGGAATAGGTCCAAACACCGGTTTTAATTTAAATGGTAGTAGTAACGTTTTAATAGGTCAAAATGCAGGTTATTACGGTTATAATAGTAGAAATAACGTAGTAGTAGGAAATGGATCTTTTAATGGAACAAGTGGTAACTTAGTTGAGTGCACTGTTTTAGGTTATCAAGCATGTACTGGAAGTAACCAGTCGGGTCAAAATAATACTATTATAGGTCATGATGCACAACCTTCAACTACTTCAGTTCAAAATGAAATTACTTTAGGAGACGGAAGTATTTCAGCTTTAAGATGTCAAGTTACATCAATTACTGCTCTATCAGACGCTAGAGACAAGAAAGATATTGAAGACGCGAACATAGGTCTAGATTTTATTAATGATTTAAGACCTGTCAAATTCGTATGGGACACTAGAGATGGTGCTAAAAAAGACATTAAAGAAGTCGGATTTATTGCACAAGAACTAGACGAAGTTCAACAAAAACACGGTGTTGAAGATCATTTACAGTTAGTTTTAAAAAACAACCCTGATAAATTAGAAGCTTCACAAGGAAAACTTATACCTATTTTAGTTCAAGCCATAAAGGATCTAAAAAAAGAATTAGACGAACTAAAAAAGGCGTAATTAAAGGATTGACAACAATCCAAAATATAAATAAAAAACAATTTTAAGGAGAAAAATTATGGCAGTAGGAAAAATAGCAAGTTCAACAGCGAATTATGGAACTTTAGGTAAAACTACAGTAAAAAATTCAGCAAATGGTTTTAATAATGATAACACTCAATTCACTAAATGTGAAGTATTTGCACCAAGTTTAAATTTAGGTGTAAGTGTTATTAATACAGTAGTACCAGCTACACAAGGATATACGAGTTATCTTCAAGGTCCTGGTATAGAAGGTGGTGTGGGTTACGATCCTAATTTCACTGAAAACAACATTACTATAATTAAACCTGATTCTCTTCCTACAAACCCTGCATTTGCAGATGGTCGTAAATTTGATAGATATCAAACATCTATGTTAGATATGGCAAGAGGTTTACAAAGTTCTGTCATAATTGGTGGTGATTTATTTACTACTCAAAATTTTTATAGAGGCGGATTAAATACACCTAATTCATATTACATGAGTTTTGAAAAACCTATGAATATTATTGGACAACAAAACTTTGTAGGAACGACAGCAACTATGGATGGTTATCCATTCCAAGGCACTGGATATATTAACTTAGTTGGAACAAATAACTTTAATTACCCTAAAAGATCAGATGGAAACTTTGCATTTCTATACCCTGACTATGGCTACACTTTAGGTTATGGCCCTAGATTAAAAAATCTAGCTGTGTTGGGATCTAATAACTTTAATGGTTTTGTTACCGACGGTTATAATCCAGGGGAATTTTTTACTAATCAAATAATTGGAAATGATAACTTCAACAGTATCATGAATACTGGAATTGCAGTTAATAGTCCTAGTCAGGGTCTTACTGGAAGTAAAATAAAAAATATTACTGGATCTACCGTTATAGGAACGGGTAATGGATTTGGAAGATTCAGAAACCAAAATAATTTTGATGGAACTTACGGTGATTACCCGACCGTATCAATGAATAATTCTCTAATTATAGGTGGCTATGCATTTGGAGACTCTGGAATGAAAAACTTTATTCCTGCAGGAGCTGGTGATCAAAGTGGTTATAATAGAAGCTTTGGTTCTAACCTTGTAATATGTTCAGGAGGTCGAGTTGAATTAAGAAGAAGATATGAAAACGATCCTGCAGCTACTTTTGGTTATCCAAACCAAACAACCAATAATATTGTTATTGGTGGTTCAGGATATTCAGGTCAAGCAATGCATGCTTCAAACTCTCAGCAAAACATAGCACTTGGATTCGGTGTTTTAAGTCAAGACGACTCACTAACTGGTTATAATGTCAATGCTTTTGGTAACTTAGATAAAAACGTAGTTATTGGAAATGAGGCTTGTGTAAGACATGGTTCAAATGGTACTGCTTCTACTACTCAGAAAAACGTAATTATAGGAGACTCTGCTCAGAACGCAGGTTCTGTTGGTATGGATAACTGTATTATAATTGGAGCAAATGCTTCAGCAACTGCAACTAGTGCTTCTAATGAAATTACTTTAGGTGATGCTAATATTACAGCTTTAAGATGTAATGTAACTTCAATCACATCTTTATCAGATGCTAGAGATAAAACTAATATAGAACCAATTTCAAATGCTAGTGCTTTCATCAAAGATCTAAAACCAGTCAAGTTTGATTGGGATAGAAGAGACGGTGTTAAAGCAAAAGAACATGATATGGGATTCTTAGCTCAAGACTTAGATGACGCTCAAAGCAAACATGGTATACAGGAACACTTAGATATTGTTTACAAATCTAATCCTGAAGCTTTAGAAGCGTCATATGGCAAGTTATTACCAATACTTGTACAAGCTTTAAAAGAGCAACAAGAAGAGATTGAAAAGTTAAAATCAACTAACTAATCTTTAACAGAATTTATGATGAGCCCCTCATTAAATCAGGGGCTTTTCATGATATATGAAAGAATGAAAATACAAAGATTATGTTACGTTCTTTCTTCAAATAAACCATTGAGAACATTTAATTATAGTGTTATCAATATAAACTTAGGAGAAAAATGAGGAAAATAGTACTAATTACCACTTGTCAAAATCAACTAAACGTAGACGCTAGATTTGTTACATGTCTAACACAAACAATTGACTTATTAAAAAAACAAGAAATTGAATCTGAATTTGTTTTTATAGAAAAAACAGATATTTCAGATGTTCATAAAAGTCAGGTTGTTGAAAATTTTTTAACTGCCGAAGAAATATCAGACTTTATATTTTTAAAATCAAACCTTATATTTGAACCTCAAAACATTGTTGATATGTTAGTAAAGTATGAAGCTCAAAAAATTGTGGGCGGTTCATATAAAACAGATAACCACACTCAAGTACCTCGACTTGCAATAGAGTTAGACTTAGAAAAAACAGAAACAATGGTGGGAGATTTAAACTTAATTAAAGTTTCATCACTGGCTGATGGTTTTGTTAAAATTAATAGAAAAGTTTTTGAAGAACACAAAGATATTTTTGATAAATTTTTCTTTACAAATAAATCAAAAGATGGAGATGATTTTGAAGAACAAAAACCTTTTTATTTTAGCCCTGCCTTTCTTAAAGAAAAAAATTATTTTAAAGGTAGCTTTTATAAGTTTTTAGATAAAGTAAAAAATCAAGGAGAAGATTTGTGGTGTCATTTAGATTTTAACGCAAGTCAAGTAGATGGAAACTATGTTCATCATTATCCGTTAAGAGATTTTATTAAAATGGTAGAACATTTTAAAGAACAACAAAAACAACAAAAATCTAAGGAAGAAACACAAGATTTAAATTAACATGAGTATTTTTAAAAAAATCGAAAAAAAATTACGTGGCGTAAAAGACAAAATTGTTGATGATATAATACCTACCGGATCAGCTACTAAAAGAGCTATTCGAAAAGCAATACCTAATGAATTAGCAGACATAGCAGTCAAAGCTGCTCCCTTCGTTGCACCTTTTAATCCAGGTCTTGCAGCTGCAATGCGTGGTATTGGTAGATTTG